ATCTACATTACCTAGCCCTACACTAGCTTTTGTGATACCTACTGGTTGAGCACTGAATGTCTTTACTCCAGTAATAGTTTCAGCACCTGATAGATGCACTACTGTACTATCTTTTGCTAGAGGATATCCTCCAGCTAGCACACCATCATGTACTACCAGTGTATCCTTTGTAGTATCTACTGTTACTTCTGCTTCTGCACCAGTAAATGTAGCATGTTCAGTAGTTGTCCCTCTGCGTAGTTGTAATTGTTTCGCCATATTATCTCCATCCTTTTTCTTCTAATAGAGTTCCATTCTCTAATGGTGTGTCAATACTGATACCAATACCAATATCTGTCATCTTCTTACAGCTAGCTTCAAACCTCATATAGTGCGTATTGTTTTCACCATCTACATTACCATTTATAGCTCCATGTGCTCTATACCCTATATAGTGCAGTAAGGCTTCTAACATTACTGGGGGAAGTGGTACTGTTACACCTGATAAAGGAGTAGACCATGCCAGTGTTGTTGGAGAAGCATTATATACAATCGTGATATCTTCACCTGTTGCAGCATTAGGTACTGATAGCGTATTATATGTAGGAGTTGTAATACTATCACTATCAGTAGTCTCATTCAGTAGAAGCTTAGTACCAGTATAATCATATACTTCTAGTACCTTATTGAAATCAGTAGCTGTTATTGTATATGTTGATGTTCCTGTGACCATCGTTACTACTAGTCTTTTTGTATTGAGATTGAATCTCTTATGCAGTTCTAGCAGTCCTAGGTTGATATAGCTTAACACTTGTTTCTCTGCATCTACTACTTCTATAGGATCATTACTTTTTAATTGTGCTACTACACCCAGCTGTGCCAGTTCCCCATACTTTGCATATTCAATAACATCAGCTACAGTCATAGGAGTCTCCTTTATATTTACGATATTATATCATACTATGTATGATCCTAGGTATATATTATCATCTTCTTGTTCTTCTTCCCACCACATATGATCTTTAGGATGCTTTTCATTAACATTCCCTTCACTTGGAGCGTATATTTCCATCATACTCATTTGAGTAATAAGATCACAACCATCATCACTACCACTACCGAATCCAGCATAGGTTGTATACTGTAATTCCTGTAGTAATTCCTGCATATCAGCAGTCTTCTTGATTTCAGTAGCAAACCATATCTTACCATTCTGGAACTTAGGTACTGCACCTGCTAGAAACCTGTTGAATTTCTTGATTCCACCACTACTTATACCGAATTCTGTCTTACCTTTCTGTCTTGCTAGAGTAAAGTACTCATTCTTCTTAGCCATCATCTGCTGTACTGCAAATATATGGGCTTTCTGCTGTCCATCTGTCTCTATTCCTACAGTTACACTACCATTGAATCTCTTATACCTATTAACCAGTCTGAATAGCTCTTCATATTGCTCATTCAGATCCAGTTTCTTCAGACTTAGATCCACCAGTAGCCAGTCTTCATTACTATTTACAGCCCATACTGCTATCCCACTGAAGTCACTACCTTTCTTTCCTGTAGTTGTGAAGTCTGTAGTCATGTACCAGTTGTATTCACCACCTTTTGCAGTGATATCAGCTCTACTGAACCAGTTCATATAGCTGTCAGGAATTAACCTATCCTCTTCACTACTGATACGTAGCATTAGTTCCTGCATTACACCTCTCTGCTTATCCTCTTTGATAGCATCTAGGTATCTCTTCATTACTTTCTTATAGCTATGACGATCTTCCCACACACCTTCAAACTCTTCTTCAGTTAGATCTACTCTTAATTCCTTACAGATTGGGAATACTACTGGAACCCATGCTCCACTTTCAATCCTCTGATATACCGGATCTTTCTTATTGTATGGTGTACCAATAATCATAGCAAAGCTACCAGCACCATGTAGAGCTTGTAGTACATCACTATCAATAGTAGACTGTATATTTCCTAGTACTGCTTCACTATTAGCTTCTGCCTCACTTGGAACCAGGTCATCGAATATAGCAAACTGTGGTCTTTGTAGTCCACTTCTAGTTCCCCTTGTCCCAGTCATTGCCCCTACGCCTTTCATAGCAAACTTACGCTTACTTCTACCAGGTACTTGTTCCTTCTTCTTACCCATCTGTATAGCTTTATCATATTCAGCTATCTCTTTCTTAGTCCTAGGCTTACGTACTAGCTCCATTACTTCATCAGTGAACCTGTATGCTTCAAACTGATCCTGTAACCATAGACTCTCCAGATATACCACCTCTATAGTATTCATAGTAGTCTTCACGTTATTACGCATACTATCCCCTATATACAGACCATAGTTGACATCGCCATATCCAGGAATATTCCCCCTCCATGCTATGAACAGTGGTAGGTACGTTCCTATTAGAGTAGACTTACTGAATTCACGAGTACACATGATAGCTGTCCTACCTTTGTTACTCTCATAGTCTATACCTCTTTGCTCCATATAGAACTTTACATTATCCTGCTGGAATATCGTATCTATCAGGAAGTAGTGTGCTAGAGGATTAGCATTCTCAGGTTCTTCTCCTAAACATAATCGTATAAAGCTAAAGAATTCAAATGCTACTGCACTAGGTATATAACCATTGAATCTTAGGTCTACATTATTCAGTAGGTCATCTACAGTCAGTGGTTTACCTTCTTTGATTCTCTCTTGTGCTTGATTAGTCAGCTTCAACATATTCTGCTTCCTCGTATTCTTCATCTCTGATCACTGATACATTCAGTCTTTGTATATCTTCTATCCTCATACCTGCTGCTAGCATCTTCTGCTGGTTAAGTGCTATGGTACCGATATGATCTACCAGCTTAGCCTGTTGATTCTTCATATCATCAGTCATACCTACCTTGATCACTACATTACTATCCTCTTCAGGTCTTAGTTCTCTGATCAATGTCTCTGCAGCTTTCTGTCTTACAGCAGGACTTACATTCCTATCCAACATAAGATCAGTAGTAACCTGTATAGCTTTCAGCATAGTATGTCTATGAGTTAACTTTACAGATATTCCTGCTACTCTTCGTATCTCATTGACTAGAGCACTAGCATTATATCTACTAGCTTCTCCTCCCATATCCTTTTTGGTCTCACCTCTAGCATGTCTAGCAGCTAGTCTCTCAGGGAATGTCTTAACATAAGCATCTACTGCACTATGATCAGACTCCATCAGTGAGAAGAACTTTAAAGCATGCATATACTTTGGAGTAGACCATGCACTATTCTTCTCTAGTACATTGAAATACTGCTTATAAGCATCAGTGAACTCCTCTCCGTAATCACTATTCTCCTCAAGCATGTTGAGTTCATCAACTGTCTCCTGTGAGACTAGCATCCCCTTCTTTTTTCCTAAACTGTCCCGAAGGACTTCCAATGTAACTGGCATTCTTATGCTCCTTCTGCTAGTTTATGCTCTAGAGCATTATCTCTAACATACTTATTAAATACTTTAGAGGCTTCTTCCTCATCATCATATAACCCTAGATATGTGACTTTTCTTTCTACACATATAGCTACTTGCCATTTTCCTGCCCCTTTGTGGAAGCTAACTCCTCTATATCCTGATGTATTATTACTTCGTAGTGTTCTAGTGTTCTGTGATTGCTTACTCTGTGTAGTCCATCTACAGTTACTAGGCGCATATCCTAGATCATTATCTCTACGGTCTATTGATAAGTCCTCACTGTACCCATTAGATAATGACCATGTATAGAAGTCCTTGAAGTTATTCTTCCATTCATCACATACTGTTATCCCTCTAGCCCCATAGTACTTGTAGTCAGAGGATTTCTCACTATGGCATCTTGATACCATTTTCTTCCATGTCATATACAGTGGGTGTCTTGATAGTCCATGTGTAGTTTGCGCTTCAGCAGCTTTCTTCTTCTGTAGGCACCCACATGATTTAGTATGACCATTCTTTACTTGAGTTGTTATAGCTTTAAACTCAGCTCCACATTCGCACTTATATATCCCATATCGCTTTCTTTCTTTTGAGGCAGTTGTAGCGTATAGCATACCTAGATCAGTTATTAGTTCCATCATTGTAGATCCTTATTATAGTTTATGTATTATACCATAATTTGAGTCTAATGTATATGTCTTCTTACCTAGACTATCTCTTAGTACTTCTAGCGATATTGGCATTAATACTCCTTATCTTTACCGAATCATACCATATGTTAGTACGGTATC